TCCGCTAACCGAACCACTTAATACTCCAATTGTACCACTTACTGATGAACTTACGCTACCAATAGTTCCACTTACTGAACCACTCAATGAATATAAACTACCACTAACTGAACCACTCACTCTACCAATAGTACCACTAACAGAAGAACTTACAAATGTTACCGTACCACTAATTGAAGATGATACTCTATTTAATGCATCCAATGAGGATGATGCGGATGAACTAATTAATAAAATAGTTCCACCAATATTTGTATTACCTCCATTGAATGTTGCACTTTGAGTTACGGCAACTGGAACATAGTTATTATTTACATCGTAAAATTCAAATTTAAAATTAAATGTTTCATTACCCAATACAGTTGGCATTGTTGTTATAAATGAAACTTCATCAGGTGAAAATGCAGTATCTTGTGAAAGTTTTAAACTAACATTTCCCAAATGCCATTGTCCTTGTGATTGAGAAAAATATAAAGATGCGGTTGGATAATCTTTATTTATTGTAAATGGTATTGTGGTATCTAATAAATTTTTTGTAGGTTGCGTTCCATATAGTGTAGCAATACTACTACTTGCTGAGCCTGATACTAAATAAATTCCCAAATTACTATCAGTAGATGCGGAATAAAATGCATCCAAATTTAATTCATAGGTATTTGTACTTTTTAAATCTAAAGATTGCGTATAAGTAAAATATCCACTTCCTGTCAATCTAACACCAGCTTCAACTCTTGTTGAATTTAATGTAGCATTTAAAGAACCACTATTCCATTGATTTTTTAATACTTCAGCTGTAAATATACCCGTATTACCAACAACGCTTCCAGATAAACCATATGATGTCATTAATTCTTTTGATTCAACTAATATATCTTGAATCATATCATAATCTGAAATATCTCCTTGCGATGTTCTAAAAACTTTTACTCTTTTTACATCACCGGCAAATGTTTCTAAGTTTGATAATTTAATATTTGCAAATGATTGAGTAACTGCAGATGCTATTTTAGAATCACCTACTATTGAATATATTGGACTTAATATTTCGGTAATTTTTGCAGTAGGCCTTTTATAAAAACGTATTTTTGTTGTATTTGGTAATGCAGGATTTATATTTACCTGTCTTTGCCATTTTACATTATATTTACCTTCCCAATCCATTGGAATTGGAGTAAGTAATCCATTATTATCATAACTTGATACTTCGCCTAATATTGTAATTGTAGCAGGTCCAAATGTGGTATCTGGATAAACATATACTGATACAACTTTTGATACACCCTCATAATATTCGGTAACAATTGGAGTACCATTTACCGATGATGATACTATACCTTCTCCTGGTTCGTGATATACTATATTTCCCTGCGAATCTTTAATTTCAATTTTTATTAAAGTATCAGGTACCAAATATTCCGAACCTTGAATTAAGAATGCATTTTTTCCTCCTGTTAATGTATCGGATAATTCAGTAATTTTAAAATATTTACTAGTTGGGTCTGTATCTCTTACAAATGTATTATATTTTTCTAAATTTTCAGGAAATAATGTTTTCTTTATAATAGCCATTTTTAATCTTTTTAAATAAATATCTTATAAAAAATTATTATCTCATATTTATATAAAGAAAACTAATGAATACTTTATTAAACTAAAGAAAACTAATATGGTTATGAAATATGCAATGTTACAAATAAAAAAAGAAACCCATGAACTTCTCAAAAATTATTGCGAAGAACACGGGTTCAAAATGGGAAGTTTAGTAGAAAACTTAATTAAGAAACACGTTGGTGTAACTAAACCTCAATCGGGTGTGTTGAAAGCTGACAAGGTTAAAAGTCAATCTTGCTAAATCCATTTTCTTTTTTAATTTCTATTAATCCATCTACAATATCTCTCATTTGTTCTAAGTGAGAAATAACCCAAATGAAATCAAATTGAGTTTTAAGATACTGCATCATCATAAATAAAGATGATAAGTTATCACTATCCAATGTACCAAACCCTTCATCAATTACCAAAAAGTTTGGACGAGGTAAATTACATACATTGATAAGTGCAACTCTAATAGCAAGTCCGCTAACGAACTTTTCCATACCACTACACATCTCTAATGGCCATTCTTGGTCATCATAAACAATTTTTGCGTTGATTGATTTACCATCTACTTCCATCACTACTCCAAAATCTACAACTTGTGAAAGTATATTATTCACTTCATTTTCAATTACTGGCAATGCTTTGGAAATCAACTCATAAGGTATACCATCTCTCTTAACCGCATCTAAATAATAGGTGTATAGGCGATTCTTTTCTTCTAATTCTTTAACATCATTCATCTTGTCTTTTATCCCTTCTATACACGAAGATATGGAAGAAATAGAGCCATTCACACTTGCTATATCTTTGGTTATTTTTTTGATTTCACCTTCTATTTCAGATTTAGTTTGTTTTAAGCCAGATATCACTTCATTAATTTGTGCATTCTTTTTAATAGTTGCTTCGTTATTGTGATATTTTTGAATATTAGTTTTAACTGATTCTAATTGATGTTCTAACAATTGTTCTTTACTACCCAATCCTTCCAACTCTGCTTCAGATTTTTCTTTAATAACAACTGCTTTACCATATTTAGCTCGTAAATCTAACATAGTATCGTATTGAGATTTTGCATCTTCAAACATATCCATAATATTAGAAAATCCACTAACATCATTTAAAGCTTCATCTACATTAACTTTCAATGATTCCAAATCTTCTTTTGCTTTCATTGCATCTTTTACGAATACATTATCACAACAAAATTTACAATTAGGGTCATATTGATGTGAATCCAAATGTTTAATCTTTTCTTCTGCTGCTTCTAAAGTTTTTTTAGCAACATAGTAAATATTATTTGCTACATTGAAATCTTTTTCAGCTTGTACATAATTCGAATTAGCTTCATCTATATCAATGTAATCATCTTCTGAAAGATAGAATTTCTTTTTATCTTCCATTGATGCTGATATTTCGCTTATAGTTTCTTTATATTTTTCAATGTTTTCAATTTTAGCTTTCTTTTCTGCAAGGATATGTAAAATATCTCTACCAATATTTCCCTCTTGTTTTGTTAAGCTATCTAAATCCAAATTACCATCCATTGGAGTAAGTTCTGCACTCAATCCAACAATTCTATTACTTAAATCGGTAGAATCATCATTTAATTTACCCAATTCTTTTTCCAAATCTTTTAATTCAGCTTTCTTTTCTTTTAATTCAGTTGCTTTATTAGCAAGTTCTGAAGTAAAATCGGTTTTCTTAAAGTTTTTAATTAATACCGATACTTCTTTAATATCTTCCGTTGCAGTTTCATATAATTTATCAAACACATTTAATCCCATAAATTGTGCCAATAAATCTTTTCTTTCTGATTGAGATTTATCAATAAATAAGGCATTATTACCTTGTAATGATAAAGCAGTTAATACGAAATCTTCATACTTACCAACATATTGTTCAATAATTTGATTTGTATCTCTTCGTTCCGTTCCATTTAAAGATGTTTTAGTATCACCATCTTGTCTCCAAAATTGTACATCTACTTTAACATTTTTACCTTTGTTAATAGTCTTTGCTGTTCTTTCGATGTGGTAATCTAATCCATCAATTTGAAAGTGTAAATGACAAACAAAATCCGATTTACGATTATTTAAAATATTAGCTGCTTTATATGCTCTACTACTTTTATCGTATAAACAAAATGATACTGCATCAAATAAAGAAGATTTACCTTGTGCATTTGGTGCAAACAATCCCATCAATCCACCTAACTTTGTAAAATCAATTTTGTTATTTTCTCCATAACTAAACATATTTGAAAACTCAAACTTAATTGGTTTCCATTGAATATTTCTTTGTACATCTTCATTTACAATTCTACTATTAATATCTCTATTGATTATTTGTAATTTATCCAAATCTTCTTTAACTACAAACGGCATCATTCTTTCAACATACTCATTTATAAGTGAGTTCTGATAATTGATATCCGAAATATCTTCAAAATCTAATTTGTTTAATCTATTGCCGGTTTTTGATTTAGAAAGAGAATCGGTTCTGATAATTGTGAAATCCTCAACACCATATCTCATTTTAATTTCAGCCATTACTCTTTTAGTATCAGCGGAATCGGTATTAGATAAACGAACTCTTAAACGAGGTTTTTTTGGCATATCTGAAACAATAGGAACTTTCCCATTATCAATATCCATTGTATAATATCCATAATTGTTATGAATATCAACAGATTCATAAGTCATTGTATCTAAATCCCAAACAAGAAATCCGTGCTTATCCAAAGTTTCACCAAAGTTTTGTTGAACCAATGAACCGGCATAAACTACTTTACATCCTTTTGGAGAAATCATCTCTTGTCGTTTGTGAATATCACCTAATAGTGCTAAATCATATCCATCAAACATTTCGGTTGTGAAATGACGAGAAGATACTACATATCCAATATCCGTTTGAGAATTATCAACTGGTCCGTGAAATAAAGCAATCTTTGTTTTACCTTTTAAAGTATCTGCTTTAGGCCAGTTATCTTTGTTATCAAATATACTAAATACTGCAAACTCCACATCACCATTACCATGTTGATATACACCTGTATCTCTTAAATAATGAAAGTTTGGTAGATTTAATGCCTCTACAATAGGAGTAAGTACATCTAATCTATCGGAATTATTCATATTACAATCGTGATTACCTGTAATAAGGATTGTTTCACAATGTTTAGAACATTCCGTAAATAACCAACTTATCTCTCTAACTAATTCAGGAGATAATTCTAATTTAGCATGAGCAATATCACCTGCTAAATAAATGATTGAATCTTCCGTTCCTCTTTGACGGATTTCTTCAAACATTTTTTCAAACACTTGTCTATACTCATTGTGTCGTTTCACATTACGGATGTGTACGTCTGCAATGTGGTAAATCTTTTTTAAACTCATAAACTGTTAATCTTATTTAATAATAATTCATCTGATGAAAACTCTTTTGTTTTCATTAATTCTTCGTAAAACTTATCGTATCCTATTTCAGATGCATCTTTATCTTTCATATACATCATCTTAACATTGATACCTTGCTTACGAAAATATTCTGCTGCTTTAAGTGCTTCATTAATTGCATCATTATCTAATGAGATAATAATATCGCTAACTCCACTCATAAAGATTTTCTCTACTAATAATTTTGATGGAAACTTGCCCAATAATGGTATTGCGTTTCTTTTAATTGTTATTGCATCAAATACACCCTCACATAATATGATTGGTTCATTCCAATTAACTTGCGATTCCAAACATATTACATTTTTACTGATTGGTGGGTTTTTGTATTTCATTTTCTCTTCCGGATAATATGAACGAGAAACAAAATAGTTCAATTGCCCATCACAATTGTAAGATGGTATAATTATCCTTCTATTATATAAACCATCTTTACAATAACCTATATTGTACTTAACAATTTCCTTTTGAGTAATTCCTCTTTCATTTAAATAATGAATGGCATGTTTATACTCGGGATTAAATCCCTTTGGCTCCTCATTTAAGGAGATAAATTCTTTTGGTAACTGAATGTATACTTTTGTACCTTCATCCTCATTTTGGGAATTATAATGAGAATCTCCATAGATTTCCCTAATGATTGATATTGTCTTTCTATCAACATCCAATCTCTTTAATAGAGAAGTTAGTTTTTTACCACCACTATTACAAGTCCAACAATGCCATTTTTGAGTTTCGGTATTGACTTGGAGTTTTTGTTTATGGTGATTGCAAAATGGACAGTAAAATGCTAATTCGTTACCCCTTAAATTGGAATAACTACCTAACGCATTAGAAAGCGTAGATACTACGATATTTTTGTCAGTACTTTTCAACACAATCCAAAGATACTACAAATATTTTATATTTCCAAATATTTTAGAACCAATCTTCAGGTATTACCTTGTCAGCATACTTAAATCCGTTTTTTTCACACCAGTCTGCGTAAGTAGTTTTGGAATTTTTTGTTATTTTGTTCTTTGAATTGGAAAATACAAATCGTATATCCAAATTGGGGTTTTGTTGCTTAACTAACAGATGTTTTTTTCTATCAGCTGCTACAAATCTACCTTTAGTTTCTATGAAAATACCATTGGGTAATTTGAAATCGGGATTATAAGTATGTTGAGAAGCAGGTATGGTATAAGCCACTTTTTCAGACTCATATTTAACTTCCAATCCCTTTGATTCAATTTGTATTGATATGTTTTCTTCAAGACCGGATTTAAACCCATACTTTCTAGCAACCCATGTGCTAGATTTTTTTGTAACTTTTTTAGCCATTAAAGATTATTTTGCTTTCATTAAATCAGAATATTTGGGAGCAGATGTTACATCACCACCTCTA